ATATACGCATAGGAGGGTAGAGAGATGAGTAAATCAGGATCATTTGGTGTTAATTACACTAAAACATTTACTACAGCAGATGATGGATTGCCGGCGGTAGTTGGCGATTTAGGTAGCTCTAAGCATGGAGATTTTATCTTCGTACAAGCTGATGGAGCTATTGATCAGTATGCTGCTGTAAAGATTAGCGATGATGGTCAAGCTGCAATGCTTACGACTACTAACGCTGGAAGTAACAACCTGCAAGTTGGTATTGCTCAAGTAGCTGCTGCTGATGACGAGTACCTTTGGGTATGGGTTGGAGGCGTAGCTGGTGGTGGAGTAGGAAGCGGAATTAAGGTAAAAGCCGCTGCTTCTTACGCTGCTGATGCAAACCTACAAACAACGGCTACTGCTGGTGTTGTTGATGATGCTTCTACTACGTTAATTAAAAACGTAGTGGGACTTACAACGCTAACAGGCGCTGGAACAGTAGAGGTTAAATCTACTGGGCATTTGTCGGTTAACTAATCGACACACAGGGGAGGGGCAACCCTCCCCTACTTTATTTTGGGAGATAATAAAGATGATAGATTACGCAAGGTTAATTGAGGATAGAAACAGCGGTAGAAATCCTCTTCACAGAGCAAATGTGCGTTTTACGATAGAATATAGAGAGAATCCGTTAAAAACCGCAGCCGAAGGCATCCCAGTATATGATGAGGTTGAAACCATCTGGGTAAAGTTTGGCGCAATGGATGAGACCGTTCGAGCGGTAGAAAAGTCAGATAGAGAGGGTATTTTCAAAGAGCAATATCAAGCTTGGAAAGCCGGCGTAGAATTAGGTCTTAAAGGTACTCCCATCGACGAGTGGAGCGCTATTCCAGGGTCAGCGGCTAGAGAGTTCAAACATGTTGGCTTTCATACGATTGAGCAGCTAGCGGAAGCTCCCGATGTTGCAAAGCAGAAGCTTGGAACGCTAGGTAGATTCTGCGATGTAGCAAAGCGTTGGGTAGAAAACTCACAGAGCGATCAATCCCGAGTGGTTGCTTTAGAACAAGCCGTAGAGTCGGAAAGAAAGCGAAGCAAATCCCTCGAGGAGAAGCTAGAAGTTTTAATAGCAAGAATAAATGCTACAGAAGGTACAGATCTCAAATTAGATGTAGCGGAGAGAGATCCGGATAGTGATATACTAGCGGAGAAACGGAAACGACGTAGAAAGGTGGAATGACGACTCTTATCGAAAGCATACAAGCGGTAGCAGACGAAGCCGGTTATACTATCGGCGCTTCTGTTATTGGCAATAATGACACCACTACAAAACAGCTCCTGGCAATCGCTAACCGGGTGAATCAAGAGATGGCGCACAGCTATCTTTGGAACAAGATGTTTAAGAGTGCCAGCATAACTCTAGTGGCTGGGCAGTCTTCTTACAATCTCCCGAATGACTTCTCAAGTTACCACTATGATACGTTCTGGAATCAGTCTTCTCGGTGGCGGTTGTCAGGAGCTATTTCAGAGCAAACCTATGCGGATAGAAAAGGATATGGGCTGAATCCTAGTATTTATGATGAGTTTCAGATTCGAGGGATTACAGATAGTCGATTAGAAATACTCCCAGTTAGCGATTCCTCGACCGATACTATTATCTTTGAGTATGTTTCGGATCGAACAATTACGCCGAAGAAGTGGGCAAGCGGGCAAAGCTTTGGTAATAACAGCTATTGTTTATACAACGGTAATTACTACACAACAGCCACAGGTGGCACAGCCGGCGCTACTCCTCCTACTCATACTAGCGGTAGCGCTTCTGATGGCGTTCTTACTTGGACGTATTTTGATGGCAGTTATTCAAAGTTTTTAGCTGATTCCGATAGCACGATTTTTAATCCGAAAACATTTGAGCAGGGAATACTAGAGAGGTTTGCCGAGATCCACGGTTTAACTACGATCCTCCCTCGCTTTCAAGAAAAACTGGCTGATGATTTTGCAAGGCAAAAAGTTTCTAAGACTATGTTCGCTGGTGGTGAGGATACCTTAGAAGTGTATGGTAGAAGTGGCAAGATAGGATTTGGGACACCGTTGTAATTATGGCAAGTTATTCAGAAATGCTGGCTCGGTATCAAGAGCTAAGAAGACAAGGATATTCAGGACCAGAAGCTTCTCAAATGGCTTTCGGTGAGGGCGGTATAGCAGGAGCAAGGCAAGACCAAGCAAGAAGAGCCGCTCGTGGACAAAGAAACGCAGGGCTAGCACAAACTGGCGGTAAGGTAGTCGGAATGGGTGGTACTATAGCCGCTTATGATTATCTGACGAGTCCGGCTGAAGCTGCGGAGAAGACTACTCAGGGGGGAGCAAAGCTAGCGGAAGCGCTAGGAGGTGGCTCGACTACGGCTCCGACAGGTTTCAGTAGCGCTCAAGAAATGGTGCAGGCAGATAAGTTCTATACTCCAATTCAAGGCGCTGAAGTGCCGGAGGGTTTTACTGCGATAGATGTAAGTACTCAAGCTGACGGATCTATAGGGCAAGCGGTAGTGCCTACAGAGAGTTTACAAGAGCCAGGGTTTCTTGACTCTATAGACTTTGGGAAGGTTCTACAGGGTGCGGCAGGAGCAGCGCAGCTAGCTAGTGCGTATAAAGCGTACAAGAGTGGCGACTATACCGGCGCTGGGGTTATGGGAGTGGGCGGAGCTACTAACTTAGCCGCTTCCGGTGCTTTAGGATCTGCAGCTCAAACAGGGGCAACAGAGGCGCTCGGAGGGTATTTAGTGCCAGGCGCTCAAATAGCAGCAGGTTTATACGGCGCTAAAAAGACAGCCGATATAACCGGCTCTATGGCTGAAGGCAAGCAGAGAGATATAGCTAGCGGTGTAAGTGGTGCTATGAGTGGGCTTTCGCTCGGTTTAGGTGCTGCTGGCTTAGCAAGTCTAGCTGGTGGTGCAGCGGGCGTAGCTGGTGGAGCGGCGGCGGGCGCTATGGCTGGCTCAGTAGTTCCGGTAGTTGGAACGATCATAGGGGCAGCGGTCGGAGTGTTGGCAAGCCGTTTTATGGGATCTGGGAAGAGCAAAGAACAGGTACGACGAGACGGCATCCGTGGCGCATTGCAAGAGCGTGGCGTTTTGGATGAAAACTGGCAGGGTACTTTGGCAGATGGTACTAAAACTGATTTTGGCGGTGACGGTTCCATTCTAAAGAAGTCGTCAATGGATAAGATGAGAGAACAGAATCCTAATAGCTATGAGCCGACAGTACAGCTCTCAGATGCTTTGGTAGCAGCTTATGGGTTCTTAGGCGATAATAATCGGTCAGTAGGTCGGATGTACATGCGGGGCGCATTATCTAATGCAAACGACGATCCAAATATTGCTATGGCAAATATGAAGCATTTTGCCGCTCAGCAAGGCATAACTTTTGATCTTATTAAAGGCAATTTAGACGAGGGCTTGGCTCAAGGTAGAATAGAACAGCCAGAGTATGAGCGCTTATTGACAGCAGCGACTACGCTAGTACCTCCAGAGGGTACGGAGCCGGAACAGGTGCGAGAGGTAAGACCAGAAGCTGGACAGGTAAACCGTTTGAGCGCTGGTATGTATCGTGATGCTAGCGGCAATTTGGTTAAAGCTAACTCGGTGAGAGCGGCTTTGGAGAAAGCGTATAACAAGACTAAGCAGGGAAGGAAAGCGGAGTTATAACATGGCTAGAGGAATGATGAGACGACCTCCTACTGGTGGAGGATTGACAGAGCTAACACCTAGGCAACAGCGTCGGCAGCAGTACTTAGAAAGAAGAGGAAGGCAGTTTAGACCTAATGCTCGAGTGCAAGCTCAGCCGACGGATATGCCGGAGCTTACCGCAAGGCAACAGCGCCGACAGCAGTACCTAGCTAGAAGAGATGCAAGACGGCAAAGAGGCGTAGAAGATTACAGAGCGCAACAGGCAGGACAACAGCTCGGAGGTTTCGCTGGGCTACCGTCAACGCCAGGAGGTTTTCAGCCGTATCCGCTGCAGCTAAGTCCAGAGCAGATCAATATGTTCAGAGATAGACTCGGGCAAGGGATACCTTTTAATCCGAACGTACAAGATATGACTCCTAACTTAGACCAACTCCCTACTGATTTAGCTGGTGGTACGGGGCAGGGTCTAGGTAATTTAGCTAACGGTATGCCAGCTCCAACTTATGGACCTTCTTGGCATAATACTGGCGTGTATAACCCAGGACAAGCTTTAGGCGGTATGGCTGGTGGATATAACCCAGGGCAAGCTCTAGGCGGTGTAGCTGGTGGTTACGATCCCGCTCAGACAATGGGTGGTGCTGTAGGTGGATTTAATCCAATAGCTAGAGGGTTTAGGAAGCTTTTTTAAGGTGAGTAATGGCGGTTCAAGGTATCACAATGCCAGCGCCATATGGAGGGCTGGATCTAGTCAGCCCCATTGATCAGATGGAGCCGTTTCGGGCTTTGGAGTTAATCAATATAATTCCGGAAAGTAGCGCTCCTGTTCTTAGAAAGGGCTACCAGGAGTTTGCTGATACTCTTGAGGGTGTAACTGTTCAGACCGTTGCTACTATGCCGTTGGTCAACGGAGACTTCGAGCTAATTGTTTCGGCAGATGATAAGGTATTCAAGGTTAATTCTAGCGGTGTTCTAACCGATCTGGGAATAACTATAACTAATAGCGCTTGGCAGACTGAAGTTTATTCTAACCGACTTTATATGGCTAACGGCAGTGATACCGTTAAAGTATATAACAGTCTTACAGGCACTATAGCGGATTGTACTTACACTGGTGTAAATAAAGACGATCTCATAAATGTAAGCAGTTACAAGAATCGAGTATATTTCGTCGAAAAAGAAAGCGCCAATCTGTGGTATGGCAAAGTAAATACCGTAGGGAGTAATAGCGTAACGCTCGAGGATTTATCTTTTGCTTTTACGAAGGGCGGATTTTTAGTTTTCGGCGGAAGCTACACAAATCAAACGGCGCAAACTAGCGCTGATTTGTTTTTAGCCGTTAGTAGCGAAGGCGAAGTATTAGCATACGCCGGCGACGATCCCACAAATTGGAGCATAGTCGCTAGATACTTTATCGGTAAACCGTTAGGGTATCGAGCATTTATCAGGGTCAATCAAGATGTTTGGATTTTGACCGAGCAAGGAATAGTGCCGGTTAGCGCTCTGTTCCAAGCCGATCCAGAGCAAGCTAATCAAACAGTAAGCCGGTTAGTTAATCCTTTAATTAGCGCTGCAGCTCAAACTCTTAGCTTTTCTCCAAGATGGCAAGGGTCTTTCTTCCCAGCGGGGCGGAGGGTTTATGTGCAAGTGCCGTACAGCAACTCCAAAGCTTATCTACTTGTTTTTTCTCTTTCGACTGGCGCTTGGACGACGTTTCACCAAGACGATGACGGCGACTGTTTGAGTTTAGCTATAGCTAACGGCAACCCCTATTATGGTAGTGCAAACGGTAAAGTCTTTCAGGCGGAGCATGAGTACTCCGATAATAGTCAGCCGATAAATTGGAAAATAGAGACGGCATTTAGTTTCTACGGTACAAGAGGCAACTACAAAGCTTTTAAGGATGTTAGACCGCTGCTAAAGACTATTCGAGGAACAGGTCTCAAGGTTGGGTTATCCACTGATTTCAAAAGAATAGCTCCCTATGAGACTATTACAACAAGCTCGGGCGGTACTTATACGCACTGGAGCGCTGCTGGTAGTGTAGCGGGCGATCCAGGTTTTACGCCGTGGGGCAGTAATTGGAGTAGTAGCGTCGATTACATTTATGATAGATTTGCTACTAAGGGACAGGGACACTGCGCTAGTATTACATTGGCAGGGGAGTACAAAGACAAACCGCTGGATCTGTTTGGCTTTGAAATAAGATTTGACGTCGGAGGGCAAATATAATGCCAAAAAGAAATGGAGCAATGGGGCGGGGTCCGAAGAAAACCAAAAACCCCGACCGAATACAGCGAAGGATTGACTACCTGAGCAAGCGAGATCCCAACGATCCTCGTTTAGCTGATTTACGCTCGAGATTAGAAGCAGCCGGTGGTGAGATAGCTGAAACTCCATTTGCGGAAATGTCGCCTCAGCAGCAAATCGGGCAAATACAGACCGGGGCTGGACAGAACATCCAAAACTACTTAGCCACATTGCAACAGCAGGGAGCGTTTCAACCGGGCGCCTACGAGGATACATATCAGCAAGCTTATCAAAATATAATGGGACAGTTTGAGTCTCAAACAGCTCCTGAGTTTGCTCGGCAAAATGAAGCGATGGAGGCAGCAATAGCGCAAAGAGGGCTAGATCCTACAGGCGCTCAAGCTCAAAGGTTAAGAGAGCAACTATATCAGAATCAGAGCCAAGCTAGGCAGCAAGCTATGTATCAAGCTGAGCAAATGGGGCGAGGGTTGCAGCAACAGCGGTTCCAGCAAGACCTTACACAGTATCAAGTGCCAACTGCTCAGTTACAAGCGTTGCAGGGTTACTATACTGGTCAGCTCGGTTCTATTGAAGCGCAAAAACAGCGAGAGTTTGAAAAGCAGCAACTTGCTCAGCAATTAGCGGCAAGAGGCGGAAGCCCAGATCCGTTTGCTTTGATGGCGGCAGAGTATGGGTACAAGAGAGATCTAATATATGATGCTGCGGCGGCTGGAGGCGAGAATCAGCAACAAAGACCGAGCGCTGGAGGAGCGTTTTTAACTGGCATTGGTCAGGGCATTGGCGCAGGTGTTACAAGTAGCTTAATGAGTTAATAGCATGGCAGAGGGTGTAGATTTATTAGCAGCGTTATTTGGCTCTCAGTATAAGCCAATAGAGACACCATACGGCATTGCGGCAAGTGGGATAGCTAGCGCTTTACCTGCTGCAGTAGATCCCTATGGTAATAACTGGGAAAATTTTGGAACGGTGCTGGGAGGAGCGCTTCTCTCGGGGCTTCTTGGCTATCAAGCAAGAAAGCAAGCGGATGAGAGAAACATAGCGCAAAGTAGAGCAATAACAGAAATGCTTGCTGGTGGTATGACTCCCGAGCGAAGAACGCAACTCCTCGAGGAGCAGCCGCGATTAGCAAAGGTATTTGGGCAGCTAGATTTGCAAAAGTATTTATCTGAAATGGAAGCTACTAGGTTAGCAAAAGCGGCAGACGTAGAAGCGCAAAGAAAGTCGATGCTAAGTAGGGCGGAAGATCTGGGCGTCACCTACGAAGATTTGAGGAAGGGAAACATTCCAACTGGAACGGCAAGCTACGGAACAAAAGCCGAAAATGTATTAGACGGCAAGAGAAAAACCTTTCAAGCTAACCCCATCTTTGATTCTGTAGCTATTTCGGAGGAAACCATAAAACGGTTAGCGCCGGCTGTATTTAATCAGCAAGCAATGACAAGCCGAGATTTTGTAGTCGGAGCAGTGCAGATTATTGAACCGGGTATGGCTGTAAGAGAAGGCGACGAGGCGGCTGTTAAAGCGGCGGCGGGTGCGGTTAACCTTGCGCAAAACAAGATTAGAAACGTATTTGACGGCGAAGGCGAATTGAGCTTACAGGATCGTGCGCAAATCATGGATATAGTGGAGCGAGCGTATAACGGACGCCTTGAAACCTTTAATAACATGCTAGACTCTTCGATCAAAGATGCTGCGAAGTCAATAAATCGCGACTCCGAAGATGTAAAAGCCGATCTAAAAGCAAGGTTTGCTGGTGGATTGGGGCGGGAAAGCTTCGATCAAATTGTTAATCGAAAAGGTGTTATTTCAGGCGCAAAGCTTCCGAGCGGTTTTGATTTTGCAGGAGCTATTCGAGGCATTGCTAGACGAGAAATACCTGCTGATACATTCTTTCAAAGAATTAGGAGTGAGTTTGGACAGCAAGAGCAAAGAGTAGCAGAAGCGGTAGCCGCAGCTCCAGAGGCGGTAGCTCCAGAGCGTGGTAGTGCTTTGGCAAGTGCTTTAGCTCCTACGCCTGAAGCTACAGCGATAAGCAAGAGAGCTACTCCTACTGCTACGCCAGCTATAGCGGCAATGCAACAAGAGCAGGTGGTTAGTGATACGGAACAAAGAAAAGCTCCTGAGATGGTAGCGCCACAAGCGGGCGGGAGCATGGATGCAATTAAAGCAAGAATTGCAGAGTTAGTAGCAAAGGGCATTGCTAATCTTACACGAGATGAGCTGATCGAGATTCGACAATATCAACAGATGGCGGGGTTATAGATGGCGTTCGATGAAGATACCCTAGCGATGCTGCAAAGTTTTGGGGATGTTTCGCAGTACATTCAACCGGAGGGTTTATCAGCGGGCGAGTTCGGAACAGGGTTAGCTCGCTCCGTAGCTGCTGGTCCTACCTTTGGCTTATCGCAACAGTTAGAAGCTGCAGCTAGAGCGCCGTTTAGTGAGAAAACATACGCTGAGGAGCTGGCTGGAATCAGACAAGCGCAACGAGGGTTTGAAGAGGAGTACCCAGTAACAGCGCTTGGAACAGAGATAGCTTCCGGTTTGCTCTTAAATCCGTTTGGCGCTTTAGGAGCTGTGGGTAAAGGTGGAGCGGCGGTTAGGAAAGCCACCTCAGCGGTTCCACAGGTGCAAAAGCTACTGGCAGCGGAGCGAATTGCAAAGCCGGCTGCAGCCGTTGGAAAGTTTATAGAATCAGCTCCAGGTGGTTTAGCAGCATCTAAGTTAATTGCAAGACCTTCGGTGCAAGCGGCTTTAGAAAGCTACATACGCACAGAGGGAACAGGGAGCGATAAGCTAAAACAAGCAGTTTACGGTGGCGCTGCGGGCGGAGTTTTGGCTGGCACAGGCAAAGCATTAGGTAAAGCGCTTTCGGGCGCTAAAACTCAGAGTGATAGACTTCTTCTCTCAAGCTTCGACGTGACCGGGGCAGACGTTAAGCGGCTGCTGAAAAAGCAAGAGTCAGTGGGGTTTGTTCCTGCAAGTATTGATGAGATGGGTCTTCCAAAGACAATCCGAGAGTTTGAAAACCTTGATATTATAGATCAGAAAGCAGATAAGTTAGAAAATGTTACTAGCTTAAATAAATACGCTAAGGAATTGGGCGGAGATATTCAGGGCGTTTTAGAAGAGTTCAATCCAAAGCTAAAGCCGTTTCCTGATTTTACCGATGAACATGCTAAGCGCTATATAAGCTCAATAAGCGGGCAGGGCAGAGAAAAAGCTATTGAGATGATTTATGCAGAGCGAGATGCAATCAAGAGTCAGATGTTAAGGGGAGGAGATCTTCTTGATTTGCAAGACGCAAAAGTAGGTCTTAACTATACCTTTGACGATTCGCCTTTAAGACCTACTGTGCAGAAGGTGGTCAGGCAGGATTTAAGGCAAGAGATTGAAGACCGACTCAGAAAGGGAGCTGAGCTAGGCAAGCTCCCTGAAGAAGCTTTCGAGATTGTGAAGGGCTTAAATACTCAATTTGGTAAAGCTGCTGAGCTAAGAGATATTTTTAGAGCCAGAATGGGATCTGAGTTAGGTGGCGACATCATAGAAGACGGCTTTTTACTTACTCGCACAACAGGCGGCGCTGGGACTGCTATTCAGGCATCGACGCAGAGTGGCAATCCATTGCCGGCTTTGATCGGCGGGGCTATGAGTTTGGCGAGAATACCAGAAGCTAAGAGAGAGTTAGCGGATGTTTTCAAAGATCCGGCGCTGCAAAAGTATGCTCCAGCGATTGGTCAAATCCTAGAAGCGGCTTCTGTGGGCAGGGTTGGAGAGCGAGCATATCAGCAATTTGGCGAAGAGATACCAAAAGCAGAGAAAGAGCGAGAGGAGCGAGGGCGTATGATGAGCGACGCTTTAGCAGTGACTGCAGGGCAAGAGGGTAAAAAAGATGCGTTCCAACAGCTAGTAGATGAAGTTAAAAAGCGCCAGCCAACGGAGGCGAGAAAAACAACCGCAAGCTTTAAGCCGCTAAGCTTTGGTGCGTCAAAGGCGCAAAGAGTGGAGCGCTTTACTCAAGAAGATCCCTTAATTCAAAGCATGATCTATCAGGAAAGCAGAGGCAAGATAAAAGCCAAGAGTCGCAAGGGTGCGGGCGGTCTAATGCAAATTATGCCGAAGACTGCAAAAGAGTTAGGAGTAAAAGACGTGTTCGATCCAGAGCAGAGCATTACTGGCGGGCGTACTTATATAAATAGACTAAAGGATCGATTCGACGATGAGAAGTTAGCGCTTGCTGCGTATAATTGGGGTCAGGGCAACGTCCAAAAAGCTTTGAATATATTGAAACGACAGGGGCGGGCGCAAACCTGGGAAAATATAGCTAGGTATACAGGGGCGCCTAGTGAGACATTAAAGTACGTTAAGGAAGTTATAGCGAGACGAGAGAAAATAGCAGTTGATCCTGCGGGTTGGTGGAATAGCAATTTGAAGGGATAAGAAATGGTTTGGAGCGGCGGAACATTTACACGAATTGATGGTACAACTGGTTTCCAAGACGACGAAGCGGCGGGAACAGGTATAGAAAGCGGAATCATGGATACTGCTTTTAATGACCTTGCTACTGATGGTATCAATCAGACGTTAAACAAAGCTGGTCAAAATAGTCCAACAGCTAATCTACCGATGGGTGGATTTAAGCATACTGGAGCTGCTGCTGCGTCAAGCAATGATCAGTACACCACACAAGGGCAGTTAAAAGATAACAGTTTCACGGCAGAACTTGAAGCGTTAGAAATAGCACCGACTAGTGCAGATACGGCTATTAATGTTACTGCGAAGAGTGGTGCGACTGGAAGGTTAGTAGACATAAAAGATAATAGTAGCAATACAATATTTTATGTTGGCAACGCTGGAACCGTTGGAATTAACACAACCTCAACAAGCTCACAATTTGCCGTTAGAACGCCCTCTTTAACAGGACCCTGTGTCGGACTAGTGCAAACGGAGCTGGCAAATACCGAAGGCGTTGGTTGGCAAGTGGTTGGTTATAAGAATGGTGGGGCAGTTAGACAATGCGTTGCAGGCGTTTACAAGCACAGCGGAATTACGGAAGCATGTGCGTATTTGTTTATTGAAAGCGCAAACAGCGCAAACAATCATCTTTGGTTTGACGATTCTTCCATCCTAAGAACTGGTGGTTTATTATCGTTGGTTGGCACAACTGGCGGAACGGTAATTGGTACACAGACATCCGACGAGCGATTGAAAGATATCGAACCTGATTTTGGCTACGGATTAGAGCAAGTCAAAGCATTAAAGCCGATTGCCTATGTGCGAAAAGACGATCCAGAACAAGTAAGGCGCATTGGTTTTGGAGCGCAAACAACTCAGCCGATTGTGCCAGAAGCCGTGTATGATACTCGAGAAGAGATCGAGGGCGAAGATCCTTTAGAAACCAAGTTGGCTATGGATTATGCAACGCTCATCCCAGTGCTAGTCAAAGCCATTCAAGAGCTAGAAGCTAAAGTAGCATCTCTTGAGGCGCAAGTTACACCGTGAAACCTTTAATTTTACAGCGCTGCTTGCAATATCCCACAAGCACTTTTGGGATATTAGTAGTCAATAACGAGCCAAAGTTTGTAACGATTGAAAAGCCGTGGCTAAATAACGAGCGTAATATAAGCTGCATCCCCATTGGAACATACACTGCAAAGCCACATAACTCGCCAACGTTTGGCAAAACTCTTTTAGTAGAGGGCGTAAAGGATAGAGACCATATCTTAATTCATGCCGGCAATACCTCAGCGGATACAAAGGGGTGCATTTTAATTGGTACGGAGTTTGGGGGCTTAAATGGTATGCGGGCAATCTTAAAGAGTAGAGTAGCGCTCAGAAAGCTTCTCAGTATAATAGAAGAGCCAACAGAGTTTATAGTACGAGTGGGCTTTACCTATGGCTGATATAGATAAGTTTCAATACTGGTTTGATATTGTAGTAAAGGGCGCCATTGGCGGTCTTATTGCTTTAATGGGATGGGATTACCGAGGGGTTAAATCTCATTTAGAAGACCTCCAGCAAGCAAGGTATCACGTTCAGAGCGACGTTTCTGTAGTGCAAACAGAGCTGCGGTATATAAAACAGCAAGTAGATAAGATTGATTCTAAATTGGATAAGCTAGTTAAGTGAGATGGTTTTTTTTACTACTACTGCTCCCAAAATTAGCATTAGCAGATGCCGGCTTGTCATATCTTGGCTTGTGTTCAAGGGAGTGGAATTGCAAGGCAACGATTAAAAGCTTTGAGAGTGTTGATACAATTTACACTGGGTGGCTCGAGAATACGTTTGCTAAAAAGTGTAGGTGCGGGGAGAAAATACTAAGACAAGAAAAGCCGGTAGTACTCAGAGTACATCTAACTAACTCCCCTTGTCTAAGAAACGAAAGGTGCGGAAGTTATGAAGTGTTTGCTGGTGAGACCGTAAAGAGTGCTAGCAAAAAGATTGTAAGAAGAAACAGGCGATTACTTACAAAGTATAGAAGAGTAGTTAAGCGCTTTAAGAGGAGATTAGACAATGCCACAGCGCCGGTATCTTGCTACGTTAGCCCGTGTCTGGAGTGTGATTTGTCAGGAGCCGCTCGGCGCTTGTTGCATACTTATACAGCTCGGCTACTTCCTGATTGTGCTTTGGTTGATAGCGTTTATCGTAAGCGGTGTTTGAAAAATACTATCTGCGAAAAACATGGTTCTACGCCTAATTTTAAGGATGATAATTGCATCGGAGACCTTGACGGAGAAGACGGTAGGACAACTAACCTAGCGGTTTTCAAGGATTATACAAAGCAATGCTTATTTAGGCATTACTGGGAGCCGATGTATAACTGCATAAGAAGAGGTTATTTTGTAGATCCCAGAAAAAGAGACTGCAAGTATAGTAGTAGAGAGATTATTAAAAGAGGAGGGGTGTTATGTCACTTATCATACAATCAATCGTGCGACACGTTATAACGCTAGCAGCGGGAGCATTGCTATCTATCGGAGTGACGCAACAGCAAAGCGATGATTTAGCAAAGAGTATTATGCCAATCGCAGAAGCTGCAGCGCTGTATGGTATAGCTCAAGTGTGGTCAATAAAAGAAAAGAAGAAACGCTAACCTCTCCTCCTGCGCAAGTCTTGCCTAAAGTTTAGCGCCGGCTTTACGTACTCAGTTAAATCGACGTCATTTACGTCAATAGGTGTTACCGTTTTGCCAGTTTCTTTTTCATAGATTGGCAAAAACTCGGCTACAATCGGGATGTTTGCGTACATGCTGATATTCTTATCATGAGTTATTTCGATTAGCTCTCTAGCTTTATCTATTGATCCCTCCCATTCGTCAGGCAAAGCAATTTGCCAAATCAGTTGTGCGTTAAAAAGTATTGGCTCTCGTTCAAACAAAAAAAGTCTTAATCCGTGATAATTGCGCATTAAATCGTTAAAGCTTCTTGTTTTCCATTTATTGCTATCCTTTTTATAATAAGACGTTCTGCGACAGATAAAGTCACCAAAGGCGCAGTAGTCGTAAATAGCTCGCTCAAGAACAGCAAGCCATAACCTGCTTTCCGGCGTCGCCGGCTTATCAGCGCCGGCTTCTGTTTTGTACTTGTTTTGCTTCGTCTCAGACGCATCGCCTTTTCTAAAGAAGTTATAGCTATAGATCATTTGCAAGATACTTATCTAATGTTTCTAGCGCTTCTTGACCGCTCCAACAGACACAAGCGTAATAGCCGTTTACGTTTAACTGCTTTAATACTCGATGCTGGTCAGGGCTTACTCGATTGGGTTTTACTTTCATCTCAATAAAAAGACCGTTGTACTTCTCGTTTGCTACTGGGATGAAAATATCGGGCATACCCTTTAACAAGCCAGCTCGTTTTAGCGCAACTCGGCGTGCGATACTGCTCTTGCTTTCATTTGGTATATGACAAGCTACAGAAAGCTCGGGGCGTTTATTTGCAAGCCAGCGCAAGCCATCGAAGAATATGACCTGCTCCTGATGCTCTTTACCTGGCTTATACTTACGTTTCAACAAATAAGCTCCCTTAGTTCCTTGATCGGTCTTAACTCCGTTTCCGGTAGCATCCAGACGGGGGTTAAAAGCTTTCTGATAACGCCTTGATCTAAAAATACTTCCCTCGAGGCGTAGCCGGCTACCTCTACAGCGTTTGGAGCCGGAAAAAAGCAGCTTACATAGAAGTCTGCTTTTATCGAGTCTCGCTCTCTTACATATAGATCTGCGCTATCTCTAAACGTGCTTTTAACTTGTATCGTAGCGCCATTTACCTCTAGATCTACTATACCTCCGTCACCTCCAGCGGAGAGAGAGTAATCGAGGCAGGTTCCTAAGTATTTCGCTACAACGTATTCAGACATAACGCCGGCTAGATTTATGCCAAAGTCATCCTGCTTATCGTCGATTTTGTTGTTTGTAATGCCGTTGGCTAGCTTAGCGCAATTCCTACGCTCAGCTACCAAGAGGCATTGGCTTAGCTGTAAAGCCGATAAATTATACCTCATGGCTAGAAAGGGATGTCTTCTGAGTCGTCAACTACGTTAAAATTATAGCCCATCACGGAGCGTACATCTTCCCCAGTAGTGCGGTTTGTAGCGATCCAAGTTTGGGCTTCCTGGAGCAAGCTTATGAGACTCTCTACTTCATTATCAAAAAAGTAGTTTGTACTCTTCCAGTCGCCTGTCTGCTTATCCTTGTAGCGCTTTTCAATCTGAATGCGTGGAGCGTTAGGTTCTCCCCAGACTGCTACTTGAGTGCTTCCTTTCCGATTACTATAGCTAGGTTTTGCCATTTGTTTTCTCCTTATAGAAACGGCGGTAAATCGCATATTACGCCACAATAATTACTCTAAGATTCTAATTAGAACAAGTAGGTTTTATGAGCATGTGGAGTATATACCGCAAAACAAATATATAACTTGACAAGAGTTATCCACAGGGTGTACATACAGTTTTAACGCCTAGTTCATTCGCTACGCTCATTCACAAACGGCTAAAGGGATATTGCATACCCTTTAGAAACCCCCGCTTTTAACGATTGTTCGACTCTTCCGACATACTTCTCTTATAGCGCCTAAAAACCCAATTCAAGGGGTTTTTTAGGGCGCGCTTGAAACAATTTAACAAAACGACATACTTACCGCATTTTGAAAGCTTTGCTGATTGTTAAGTAAAGAACTTCTCGAGTGGTTGTTACGGCGCAGGGGCGTGTATCTATAGAGCTAGAGTGAGGTGGGTTAGGTAGTTTTACTAACTTTTTAAGATTTTTATTTTTAATTTTTTTTAATGAGTTTACTAAAAACACCTCACCTACCTCACCTACCTCACCTATTACTGGCGGTAGTTTTAGTAGTGGTAATATCGGGATGCTTTACGAAAGATTACAGAGTGGAGCTATGCTGGCTTAATGATAAAGCCGATTTGTGTTATCCAATTAGATCTGGGGTTGTGCAGGAGGAGGAGAATACTGCATACTGATAACTGTTTCTCCTTTAGAAACCGCCGGTAGAAAGTGCCTTCGCATCGCTTTCTACCGGCTCTTTTATTTATACGTTCGGAAAGTCCATATCAATAGATTCAAAAGGGATCTCAGCTCTAGCTACTTTCTTTAGCTTTACCGGAGACTCCCAGATACCGTTTTGTATCTCTTTTGCTTTACATGTTTCTAAGTAAGCAATTACAGCCGGTCTCTTATCGTCTTCAAAGATATTTACATCGTAGTAAGCTTTCATCTCCTCTAATGCTTTCTTCTTACTTTTCTTAGCCGGCTTTTGTTCTTTTTGCTCCCAGTCAGGCAAGTCATCCTCAGCTAGAGTAATTGGCTTAGCTGGCTCCTCTTTTACCTCCTCAACTACCTCTACAGAGGGCTGAAAGTTAGACGGCATTTCTTCTTGCGTGTACAATCCATTAAGCTCTTGAGGAAAAGCTTTCCGTAAAGCTATAGACTCGGCTACTTTCTTAATCATGATTCTAGGTGCAGTTTTCCACAGCCCAAAACCTTTAGCATAATCCGCTAGGAGTGCTTCTCCCTCCATCGGTATCCGTCGGTCTTTTCTATATACTTTACACCAAGCCCCAATGAAGCTTGCATCTGGGACAGTCTTTACCCATTCCCCAGAGGCGTTAATTAGCCCTACTTCGGCGCCGTCAAAGTCTTTAGAAGCATTGGCAATTGCCCAAAAGCCGTTAATGCCAGTCATTATCTGTAGACCTTGATTAGCTTTGATGCACCAAATCTCTTTCTTAAAAGGATTTAAGCCGGTAGCTTTGCAGTACTGCACAAAGAGCGCAAACTCCGCAGCCGTCGTTCCCTTAGCTACCGTAGCTTGCATTGTCTTTACTATCTCAGCCGAGCTATAATCTATTGTTTGTAGTTCTTTAGTCATCTTATTTACTCCTTTAGTAATTTACTTCTTGATATGCTTTTGCTCCCCAGCTTTGGCTACAATGCATACTTGCTAGCTCACAAGTAACAGTAGCAGCCGTTCGCTGCAGCCCTAAGATCAGAGTTACAGCTAAAAGAGGAGCGCCAATTATAGCACTAATTACTATATACGTTCTTATAATTTGCTTAACATTAATCATTATTTACCTCCCTTATTTCCAAAAACTAGGTTATTCCAAAAGCCGTTAGCTTGTCTCAAAGTACGCTGCTCCTCCTGGGTGTGCCGTAGGGTATATGCAGCGCTAGATCCGTCGCTAGCTTTTGTCTTAGTATTTGCAATGAAAGCGTTTTGACCATCCATAAAAGCTTGGATACCTTCTGGAGTGCCGGCTATCAATACGCCGTCACCTAAAGCGCTACAGCCAGTAGCAGTCGCAAGTACAGTTAGAGCTATTATCTTTTTCATCGTGTTTTCCTTTAGTTTTTTTTAGTTAAATCGACTCTATACAAGCAATCGCTCCCGCCAGCTCCTAAGAGCTAGCCAGAGCCATTACTGGTTAAATATGTCTAGTACATCTGGAAGGGGTCTGATGGGTTGCCCAAGAGCGTCGTTTGGTACAGTTTGAGTCGTACTTTCGAGGTACTTCTTACCGTTAAAGGGGTTGGTTTTGGTTTTGGTGGTAGTTATATCGCTATACCCTGTACCCCAAAGACCTCTATCCTCTACCCATTTGCTCTCAAATTGACCTGTAAACACGTTATAGTGCTGCTCTACCTTATAGTGCTTAGTTGGTTGTTGCGTCGGTAAATACTGCGCTTCGGCCGTCATAATCATAAAGCTAAAAGCAGTAGCTATAATTATAATGGCGTAGACGGTTTTCTCGCCTAATTCAGCCATAGTATCAGCTACCTCAGCACAACGGTTATCAAACTCTCTAAATGTCATTTGCAATGCTCCTCAATTAATTTAGTCATCCCCAGCAGAAAAGCTTCTCTGTCAGCTCCCTCATAATTAGTAGTGAGCTTTCCATCTTCCACCCATAGTTCGACCCCTGGGTAACAGATCTTTAGCGATATTAAAAAAGATTTTGTTCTGTTAATTGTGCTCATTATCCCTTCTTATGCTCCTTATAAATTGTGTAATCAGGATCTACTTTTCTAGCCAATTCAAGTATTTTAGTCCTAGCTCTACTTCCGGCTTCGTAAACAGCGTTACTGTCGCTATACTCGTAGTACCAATCGTGCTTCCGTAGCATCTCAAGATACTGCTCTTGAAGCTCCTCTAGATCCTCCTCAACAGCGCCGGTTAAATCGGTGTAGAGCGTTCGTAGGTACTCGTTATTATGCTTTTGGTGGCAAGAGATATGGGTCACTAACTTAGCGTTATGTACGCCAGCGGAGCCGGCCGGTCTTAGCCATACCTCCATACGACTAGTAGTGTTTCTAACGTCATCTTTCTTTCGCTCGTGGCAGATATAAAGCTCCTCTTTATCGCCAGCTCGATGAATGACGCCGTTTTGATATACTTCAATTTTATCCATTTTATTTCTCCTTTGGTGGCTTAATTGCCCTCAATAAATATACTATAGTACATATATGATGCACTATGCAAGGAATAAAGTGTACTAAAGTATAAAAAAAGTAAATAAAAGTTACTACGAGTTTATACTATTGTATATATAACTGTACTATGGTACACTAAAAGCATGGCTAATATAACAACATACGTCAGGTTACTTCTGGGGCTTAACAAGAATAAGCTGGCGATAATGTTGGATAAAACTCCCAGCGGTATAAGAAAGATGGAGCAAGCCAGTCGAATCCACATTCAAGACCTCACTTTTTTACGCCACATCTCAGGGCTTTCTTGGGAAGATTTTGGCAGTGTTTTAGATAAGATAGCGGAAGATGGCGAAGAATAAAGGCGGGCGACCGGAAAAAAGGTTAAGCGAAAAAGCTTTAGCTCAAATATCCGAGCTAGCTGGCAGAGGGTGGACGCTAAAGCAAATAGCCGAGATGAAAGAGATGGCGGTGGAGACTCTTACAAAATACGGTCGGGAGGCGTGGCAAAAGGGAAAATACCAGGCAGATGATTATGTAAAGAAAAGGTTGTTTGATCTTATAAAAGAGGGCGACCGAGCCAGTATATTTTTCTACTTAAAAACCCAGTGCGGGTACACAGAAACTCAGCGCATAGAAACTGACGTTAATGTTCAGCATGTTATCAGCTCCAAGCCCTTAACCGCTAACGAGTGGGCGCTAGAGCATACTGGGGAATCGCTTGAGGTAGATTATGAGGAGATTAAGGATGATGAATAAGCAAAAAAAGCTAGCAGCCGAGGCGCTACTTACTCTTTACGC